CTGCGTGGCAGCTTGAAGTTGGCGATAGTGCTTCAGATTTTGAACACCGTTCATTCGGAGAAGAACTATCAATTTGTCAACGCTATTATATGAAAGAAACATCAACAAGAAGTTTGTATGTATATCAAGATGGTAGTGTTTATTTAAGAGATAACTTTTACTTTCCAGTAGAGATGAGAGCAAACCCAACGGTTGCTGTAGGAACTGTTCATGCTAATGCTGGAAGTCAAAATGGTAGCACTAGTTTAAGTGGTCTTTCACCAAAAGGTGTTATTGTAGGTGTAGATAGTAATGCTGTTAATGCTAGATTTCAATATGCAAACTTATCAGCAGACGCAGAGTTATAGGAGTTACTATGGAAATTAAAGACGCACAATACGGTAATAATGACCAAGGTAAAAAACATTATATAAAAGTAACAATAGATGGGGATGAGTGTTTTGTTGCTTTAGACGAAAATAACAGACACTACGCAGAAATTCTAAAACAAGTTGCAGATGGTACACTAACAATAAAAGATGCAGACTAAATAATTTCGGAGAAAGATAAATGGCATTATCAAAGATTACAACTAAAGCAATCCTAGACGGAACAGTTGCAACTGCTGACCTTGCAGCTAATGCTGTTACGACTGCAAAGATTGGTGCAGATGTTATCGTTGCAGATGACGTTGCAGATAACGCTATTACAACTGCACAAATCGCTAATAACGCAGTAACAGTTGCAAAATTAGATTCTGGTATTTCATTAGGTGCTGGATATTATATTGGTAAAGATGGTTCTGTAAATGGAAACTCATCTGGTAGAGATAATTTATTTCGTGTAAACTTAAATGCAACAACTGGTAACGTAACAATTGCAGCAGCTAACAACGCATCTGTTACAGGCCCATTGACAATTGGTAACGGAACAACTCTTACTATTACGAATACTGGAAGGTTAGCAATCATATGAGTACTTTATCAGTAGATACAATAACTGGACAAACTACAGCTGCAAATATTACTATGCCTGCTGCTATGAAATCTACAGGCACACCAATACAAGTGGTTTATGCAATAATACAAACACACCCTCAATACGGTTCTACTTCTTATGTTGCAACTGATGTTCAAGTTGCTATCACACCAAAATTTGCAGATAGTAAATTTTTAATTGAAGGTGTATATTCAACTGGTACAAATGCAGCATCAGTTTCACATGATGCAGCAGCTGCTATTAATATTAGAGATAGTATAAATCCATCTGGTGCTAATGCAGCTATTGTAACGGATAACGCATCTGGTAGTAGTTCTAGTAGAACTGGTGGTTTTATGCTTATGCCCTCAACAGCAATGGTTGCAAGCGTGATGCGTTATTGGGTTCATCAAATTCCAATTGTGTTTCTTTATACACCATCATATCAAAATACAAATGCAAGGACTTTTGGGTTTCTTATTAAAAATGCTCAAGCAGACCAAGGTACTACTCAAAATATGAGTGACCAAAATATTGATGATAGAAGAGATATTAGAGGTTCTAGTACAATTAAGGTCACGGAGATAGCAGGATGAGTACTCTAATCACAACAACTGCTCAGATTGGTACAATCAAAGATGCTGGTGGTAATGCAACTGCAATGACTATTGATAGTAGTGGTAAAGTAAACGCACCAGTATTAGGTACTTTGACAAGAAATGTAGTATCATTTCAAGCTACAGGGCCAGGTGGTTATGAAAGTTATGGTGCGAATGATGTTATGAATTATAACAATGTAACTAGTGCTGGGTTTCACGATAATACTGGTGGAAATTATAGTACAACCGATAAAGAATTTCAATGTGCAATAGCTGGACTTTATCATTTTGAAGCAAGTTGTTTGATTCAATCTGAAGGCGCTGTTGGAATTTATATACAGTATAGAACTTCTGGTTATGGTGGTATAGCAAATTTTTCTGGGTATAATCATGGTAGGTTAGCATACACACATACCATAATTAATATGTCGGTTGGTGAAAGAGTCCGTGTTGCATCTGAAGATACTAGTTCAAAATATCTTGGTACATACGGTAGATTTTCTGGATATTTAATAGGATAAAGTTATGAGTACATTAAAAGTCGGAACAATTCAAGACCATGCAAATTCAATTACTGCAATGACTATTGATGCAAGTGGTAGAATATTAACTCCAGCAAGACCAGCATTTCGTGCAGAAAAAAGGGCAAGTAACCAAACCGTAACTTCTGGTGTAACTGCATTAGTAACTTTTGAGCACGAAGCATTTGATATAGGAAGTAATTATGACACATCAACTTCAAGATTTACTGCTCCAATAGCAGGAATATACCATTTCAACGCCGTAGTAAGAGGAGTTGCAAATGGTGGAACTATGGAGTATGTTTCAATGAAGTTATATAAAAATGGTTCACTTTATGCAGATATGTTTCAGATGCAAACTGCAAATAACCAAATGGGTAATAGTCATATAGGTGGAAGCGCTACTGTTCAGTTAGTTGCAACTGACTATGTTTCAATTCATGCCTCAATTTCTGGCACAAGTCCATATGTTGGTAATCATGCTACGGGCCAAAGAACATGGTTTAGTGGACATTTAATAGGATAACTCTAACACACTTTCCTTATAAATACTATCAAAGGAGATTGTGTGAATGGCAAGTATATCGAACATATTTATTGACCAAGGTGCAGATTTTACAACCACACTAACTGTAAATGATTCTAATGGTAACGCACTTGATTTAACAAATTATACTGCAGCGGCTCAAGTAAGAAAAACATTTCTTTCTTCCTCTGCAACATCTTTTACTGTAGCATTTGTTAGTCCAAGAACAAGTGGTCAAATCACATTATCCCTTACTGACGTACAAACAGCAACTTTCGAGTCTGGTCGTTTTGTTTATGATGTTGTCATAACAGCAGCAGATGGAAGTAAGACAAGAGTTGTTGAAGGTCAAGTAACAGTCAATCCAAGTGTAACGAGGTAATATATATGTCAGATATAAGTGCAAAATTAAATACAACTTCCCCAATTTCTGGTTCAATATCTCAAGGAAATCAACCTACTGTAACAAGAGTTACGGTGCCTGGCCCTCAAGGCCCAACTGGTGCTGCTGGTTCTTCTGCAAATAATATTGCACAGGCAAATGATGTTGATACCACAACATTTGGATTAAATGACGGTTCACTTTTACAATATAGAGCATCTACGCAAAAATTTGTTGCGAGAACAGAACTGGATACCACTACTGGTACTATAGTTCTTAATGGTGGTAACTTTTAAAGGAAAAAACAAATGGCAGTAACACTACAAATTAAAAGGTCAACTGGTTCTTCTGCTCCAGGCTCACTCGCTGATGGTGAATTAGCGTATACCAAAGGTGATGATAAATTTTATATTGGTGATGGTTCTTCGGTAAGGGTAATAGGTGGTAAATCTTTCAACGATAAGATTGACCATGCAGCAGGAACATTAACAGCAAGTTCTGCTGTAATTGTTGACTCCAATAGTGCAATTGACGATTTAAATATCGGTAACAATGCATCAACTGGTGGTTCAATACAATTTAAAGAGGGTACTAATAATGGTGCTCATCATGTACAATTAAAAGCACCTAATGCTCTTGCAGCGAATAGGTCTTTTACTTTGCCTGCAACTGATGGTTCTAGTGGACAATTTCTAAAAACAAATGGTTCTGGTGTTCTTGCTTTTGATACAGTAACACAAACAATGACCCTTGCAGCTGATAGTGGTTCAGATGATACATACACAACTGGACAAACTCTTACATTTGCTGGTGGAGAGGGAATTGATACTACTGTAAGTGATAATACAATTACAATCGCTGGAGAAGATGCAACTGCATCTAACAAAGGTGTCGCATCATTTTCTTCAAATGATTTTGACATTTCATCTGGTGCAGTTACTATTAAATCTGGTGGTGTAACAAGTGCTCAACTTGCTGGTTCAGTTGCAAATGCAAAACTTGCTAATAGTTCTGTAACAATTGGTTCTGATGCAATTGCACTTGGTGGTTCACGAACAGATATTAATGGACTTACATCTCTTGATGTTGACAATATTACAATTGATGGTAATACAGTATCGTCAACAAATACAAACGGTAACATTGTTTTAGACCCAAATGGAACTGGTACAGTTGATGTTTCTAGTGCAAAGATTACAAGTGTTGCAACACCTAGTGCAGATTCAGACGCTGCAACAAAGGGTTATGTTGATGGTGTTATTAACGGATTAGATATTAAATCTTCTGTAGACTTCGCTTCAACAGCGAATGTTGCTGGAACATACAATAACGGTGCTGGAACAATTACTGCTGGTTCTAATGGTGCGTTAGCTATGGACGGTGGTGCTCCAACTTCTGGTCAAAGATTATTACTTAAAGACCAAACCTCTAATGTCCAAAATGGTATCTATGTTGTAACAAACGCTGGTGGTGCTGGTGCTGCATATGTATTGACAAGAGCTGAAGATGCAAATGCAAATGCAGAAATTTCTGGTGGTGCGTTCTTCTTCGTAGAACAAGGTACTGCAAATGCAGATAACGGTTTTGTAACAACTCATAATGGTAGTCCAACAATAGGTACTGATGCAATTACATTCGAACAATTTTCTGGTGCTGGTCAAATTAGTGCTGGTTCTGCATTAACTAAATCTGGTAATACTATTAATGTTGCAGTAGATGACTCATCTATTGAAATTAACTCTGATGCATTAAGGGTAAAAGCATCTGGTATTACAAATGCAATGTTAGCTGGTTCTATTGATTTAACTGCAAAAGTTACTGGTTCTTTACCAGTTGCAAATGGTGGTACTGGATTAACTTCTATTGCAAAAGGTTCTATTATGGTTGCAAACTCTGCTAATACTATCTCTGCATTAGATGGTGGTGGGTCAAGTGATAAGATATTATTTTATACAGCATCAAGTGACACGCTTTCATTTACAAACGCAGTAGACGGTGGAACATTTTAATTAGTCATGTAGGAGTTGCCTCATGGCTGTGAATGTAAAATTAAAAAGGTCACATACCCACTCTACTTTACCAACAACTTCAGATTTGGTAGAGGGTGAATTTGCAGTCAATACTTATGACCGTAAATTGTTTATGCGTGATGGTAGTAATGGAATTGTAAATGTTGCAAACCATTATGCAACTGATTATGAATCTGCAACTAAAACATTCTATGTTACAGTTGCAACCTCTACTACTGACCACCCTTATCATGGAAGTGGTTCTAGTAACAAGTATAAAATCAATGGTATCTTTTCACCATATCTACATTTAATTCCAAAGAATACATATAGGTTTGACCAGAGTGATTCAAGTAACTCTGGACACCCTTTACGTTTTTATCTTGATGCAAGTAAGACAACTGCATATACAACTGGTGTAACAACTGCAAATGGTTCTGGTGGGCCAGGCACCTCTGGTGCATATACAGAAATTGTTGTTTCAGATACGACACCTTCAGTTCTTCATTATCAATGTTCTGCACACGCAAATATGGGTTGGGCAGCAACTACTGGAACTAGAAATTTAACAAGTTTTGATACTGACGATTTATCAGAAGGTTCTTCAAATCTTTACCACACAACTGCAAGAGTAAATTCTGCGATTGATAGTCGTGTAAATGCATCATTTATTAATAACCTCACAATTGTTGCTGATACTGCAACTGCACTTGCAAATGCAAGAACTATTGGTGGAGTATCATTTGATGGTACTGCAAATATAAATCTGCCTGGGGTAAATGCATCTGGAAATCAAGATACTTCTGGTAATGCGGCTACTGCTACTGCATTAGAAACTGCAAGAAATATTCATGGTGTAAGTTTTGATGGTACTGGAAATATCGACTTATCTGAAGTTATTCAAGATACAGTTGGTGCAATGTTCTCCAGTAATACAGAAACAAATATTACTGCAACATATCAAGATAGTGATGGAACTATAGACCTCGTTGTTTCTGCATCTGGAATTAACAATTTATCAGAAGATTCGACTCCTCAACTTGGAGGCAACTTGGACGTAAATGGTCGTTCTATTGTTTCTGCATCTAATAGTAACATTGTAATAACACCAAACGGTTCTGGTTCAGTAATTATTGACGGACTTTCTCACCCACAAGCAGATGGTAACGCTGGACAAGTTCTTAAAACAGATGGTTCTGGACAACTTGCGTTTGCATCTGTTAGTTCACTTGCTGGTGCTGGTATTCAAAACGTATCAGATGATTCTTCACCTCAACTTGGAGGCAATTTAGATTTGGTTACTCATAATATAGTAACAACATCAAATAGAGATATTAATCTTTTACCGAATGGCTCTGGTAAGGTTGTTGTGGGAACAAATGGTATTGAGTTTGGAGATGGAACTATACAAACTTCTGCTGGTGCAACTACTGGATTCGCAATTGCAGTAGGTGTTGCACTTGGTTAACATAAATATACCTAAATAGGTATAAAGGAATTTAAAAAATGGCAATCCCAACTTCAAAATCCACATTCAAAGAATACTGTTTACGGAGTTTAGGCAAACCAGTAATTGAAATAAATGTTGATGAAGACCAAGTTGATGATAGAATTGATGAGGCACTTCAATACTTTGCACAGTACCATTATGATGGTATCGAAAGAGTATATCTAAAACACGCAATTACACAAGCAGAAATAGATAGAGCTGCAACTAATACTTCTGAAACTGCAACTGATAAAGTTGACAATTCAATCACAGCTGCATGGACAGAGGGTAAAGGTTTTATTCCAGTTCCAGATTCAGTAATGTCTGTGGTTAAGATTTTTGATTTTACTGATAAAAATACAACAAATATGTTTGATGTAAGATATCAACTTCGTCTAAATGACTTGTATGATTTTAGTAGTGAATCTATTATTCACTATGAAATGACAAGACAACATTTAGATTACTTAGACCATATTCTTGTTGGAGAAAAACCAATAAGATTTAATCAACACCAAAATAGATTATACATAGATATGGATTGGTCAAATGATTTAAAAGTTGGTGAGTTTTTAATTATTGAAGCATACAGAAAATTAAATCCAGATACATACACAGATATCTATGATGATATTTACTTAAAAAGATACGCAACTGCACTTATCAAAAGACAATGGGGTGCAAACCTTTCTAAATTTGAAGGTGTGCAAATGTTAGGTGGTGTTACACTAAATGGTGCAAAGTTATTTGAAGAGGCACAGGCAGACATAGAAAAGTTAGAAGAACAAATTCAACTTGCATATGAACTTCCACCTAATTATATGATAGGATAATTTGATGCCGACAAACGTATATTTCGATACAGGCACTAAACCAGAACAACATCTCTATGAAGATTTAATGATAGAGCAGTTGAAAATTTATGGTCAAGAAGTGTTCTATATTCCCAGAACTTTAGTCAAAGAAGATGAACTCTTTGGAGAGGACACTTTGTCTAAATTTGGTGATGCATATCTTATCGAAATGTATTTTGAAAATATTGACGGATTTGAGGGTGAGAAAGAAATCATGTCCAAGTTCGGTCTACAGATGAATGAAGATGTAACATTTGTAGTATCAAGAAGAAGATTCGAACAATTAGTTTCACATGATTCTAATTTAATCGTAAAAACAAGACCAAATGAGGGTGACTTAGTCTACTTTCCAAAAGTAAGTAAAATATTTGAAATATCTTTTGTAGACAAAGATGACCCATTTTATCAAGTCCATAATTTACCAGCTTTCAAACTCAAGTGTAAAACATTTGAATACTCTGGTGAAGATTTGGATACTGGTATTACAGAAATTGATGCAATTGAAACAGACAACTCACTTGACTTATTACAATACCAGATGACATTAGAACAATCTGGTACATTCAATGAGGGTCTTGAACTAGAAGACGGTACTGGAAATGTAGAACAAGAGGATAGTACTGATAATGTTATCGGTGAGAATGAAACTGGTGGTGAATCAGTACTTCTTGAAACTGGTGACTATATAATACAAGAAGCAATCGTAATTGATACTGTAGATGAAAATGCAATGAATGATTTCTTTGAGAAAGAAGATGATAATATTATTGATTTCTCTGAGTCAAATCCATTTGGTGATATAGGGAAGAAATAATGTTAGGACAACAATTTTATCATGAAACAATGAGAAAGGTCGTAGTTGCGTTTGGAACTATGTTTAACAATATTAATATTGTAAGAACAAATAGTTCTGGTGCAACTGTGCAAAGTATGAAAGTACCTCTTGCATACGGCCCAAAACAAAAGTTTTTAACAAGACTAAGAGAAGACCCAACTTTAACAAAAAAGGTTGCGTTAACATTACCAAGAATTGGATTTGAGATTGCTGGTATTTCTTATGACCAGAGTAGGAAACTAAATTCAATACAGAAATTAAAGAAAACTAATAGTTCAACTGATGGTAAAACTATGAGTTCTCAATATATGCCTGTTCCATATAATATGGATTTTGAGATGGTTGTTATGGCAAAAAATTCAGATGATGCATTACAAATTGTAGAACAGATTTTACCTTTCTTTCAACCAGATTATACAATTACATTAAATGACAATACTGCAATGGGAACTACAAGAGATGTTCCAATTATTCTAAATAGTGTTACATATGCAGATGAGTATGATGGGTCTTTTGAAGATAGAAGAGTTCTTACATATACATTATCATTTACTTCTAAGTTTTATCTGTACGGCCCAGTTACAGACCAAAAAGTTATTAAGAGAGTTCAAGTTGACCAGTATACAGATGTTCAAGTCAATGCTCCTAAGAGAGAACAAAGATATTCAGTTACACCAAATCCAGTAGGTTCTTCTGCACCATCTTCAGATGATGATAATTTTGGATTTAATGAAGAAGTTTCTTTCTTTGAAGATGCAAAGAATTATGACGAAAGTTCTGGTACGGATACTGATGACGCATAAATAATAGAAAAGGATTAAGACATGGCAATTAGAAAAGTAATTTCTCGTTCTATTGAAGACGGTTCAGTAACATCTGCTGATATTGCAAATACTACTATTGCAGCTGCTGATATTGCAAACGGAACAATTACCTCAACACAACTTGCAGCTGGTGCTGGTGGAGTTGGATTTTTCCAAGGGGAAAATGGTAATAGAGGTGATAGCACTTCTGGTAAAGGTGATATCTTTCGTACACACGAATCAGTTTTAAATACAAGTGTTACGATTGCATCTAGTGAAAATTCATTATGTGCTGGGCCTTTAACTGTATCCACATCTGGAACTGTTAACTTGACTGTTAACGGTAACTTAACGATTGTATAGGGGATAGAGAATGGGTTCAACATTAACAGTAGATAATATCGTAGGTGCAACTGCGGCAGGAAATGTTAAGTTGCCTGCTGGTGCTATTTTACAAGTTGTTCAAACTACACCAACAAGTACTACTCATGTAACATTTTCTTCATCACCACCCACAATGGTCGAAGCAAGTAATACATTGAGAGTTACAATTACACCAAAATATGCAACAAGTTTATTAAGACTTAACTTTGCAGCATTAGTTGGTGGAAGAAATTCTGGTGCAATTATGGGATATAAGTTTTTTGATATTACAAATAGTTCAAACGTAGGTTCTTCTTCTTTGGGAACTGGTAGTAATAGGACATTTGTAAACGCATCTGTAAGAAATCAAGGTGGTGACGCAAATGATAGGGTTCATTTAAATATGACTGCATATCAGGCTGCAACTAATACAAACGCAAGAACTTATGGAATATATGTTTATAAAGAGTCTGGCGAAACTGGTGATATTAACATGACAGGCACAGATAATGCTGGTTGTTCTTATGCACCACCAGTATTTACGGTTGAGGAGATATCACAATGAGTACTCTATTCGTAAATAATCTAAATACTGCAAGTGGTTCAACAATTACAGTTCCTACTGGTAAGGTTGTAGTTGGTACTGATGCTGGAACATTTAAACAGCCTGGAAATTCTATTCAACTTGTAAGAAATCAAGTTAACCAAGGTAGTCACGCCAATTCCGACTCAACTTCATTTTTTACAATTGGTAATTCTGTTGTTACAATTACTCCCAAGTATTCAAACAGTTTAATTAGATTAGTGTTTAGTATGTATCTTCATATCCAAACTGGTTCTCCATATTATGCTTATACTGTTTTTAGAGCAATAAGTGGTGGTGGTACAACTAACCTTGGTTTAGCAAGTGGTAGTCAAATTGGTATGATTGCAGAAGGAGCAGATACTACTGACAATGGATATCAAAGGTTTCATTTAGAACTTTATGATGCACCTTCTACTACTAGTGCAACAACATATACTCTACAATTTAAGAGAACCAGCGGCAGTAATGGTTTATATGCTCATAGTGGTGGAAGAAATGAATTTATTGCAGAAGAAATCGCACAGTAAGGAATAGGATATGGCATCAACATTAAAAATTAATAACTTAGATACTGCAAGTGGTACAACGATTACTATCCCTACTGGTAAAACTTTAGTTGGAACTGATGAGGGAACTATTAGAACGCCTGGAGCAGTTTTACAAGTTAAACAATCAGTTCTTACTGGAACTGCAACCTATAATAATTCTGCTAGTGTATCTGATATTGCTGGATTGGCTGTAACGATTACTCCCAAATCAACTAGTAGTAAAATACTTATAACCTTTCAAATTTCTTATTGTACTACTAGTGATGGTTGTGGAAATCTCATACAATTACAAAGAGGTAGTACAAATCTTGGTGGTGCAACTTCGGGTACTGTTTTTAATGGGGTGACTGGTATAATTAATAATCACGGCCAATCAAATAATCAAGGACAACTTTATCAAACATCTGGTGAGTTTTTAGATAGTCCATCTACAACAAGTGCAACAACATATAAACTTAGACATTATGGAGTTGGGGGAACTACCCCATTTGTACTCAATAAGTCTGAAGTTGGACATTTGGGTGGTATTAGTACAATTACTGTAACAGAAATTGCTGGATAGAAACAATTATAAATATAGAAAAGAATTAATTAAGGAGAAATTAAAATGGCAACAGTCGCAGAAGCATTACAAGAACTCTCAATCACAGAGTGGGTTATTCGTGGAGAACCTACAAGTGAAGAAGAGTTTAAGTCAATGTTCAGAAAAGTTACTGGAGCAGATGCAAACGGTTCTGCAATCGAAACTGATGACACTTCAAAGTGGGGTGTAACTTGGAAACAAGTATCAGATAAGATGACAGCGATTGATGCAGCTGCACCAATGAAAGAACTTCGTAAACAGCGAGATGCAAAACTTGTTGAAACCGATTGGACTGCTCTTTCTGATGTAACTATGGCAGACAATATGAAAACTTATCGTCAACAACTTCGTGATTTACCAGCCGCATCTGGTGGTAAAGATGCTACGTTGAAAGATGGGGTTTTGGAAAA